AGACCAATGATAGAACCGTCTTTGAACAGATATTCTGCCCATAGCTTTTCTTCTTCTACACACTCACGGAACATCTGATAGACATTCTCCTCTTCTTCTTTGGCAATCTGAACCATGTCAGGATCATCACCATCACGCCACTTATTCAGAATATTCTGAGTGATAGTCATGTGTTGTGACTCATCTCTTGCGATTAGTCCGATGATCTTAGCAGATCCCTCCAGTAGTTTAAGTTCACCAAAGGCGAAAGAGCAAGCAAACGAGACGTAGAATCTAATTCCTTCAAGGATGTAGACGTTTGCAACCGCTCTGTATAGTTTTCTCTTAATGTCATTTAGTTCCCATTGTGCTGTTGGAGAATCGTGGAAATCATCTTTCCACATATTACCAGTCCCATAGACCTGTGCTGCCTGAATGAATTCGTCATACGCTTTGGTAACTGATTGTGCTCGTGAGAGGATCTTGTCGTCCTCTAGAATCTTATCAAAAACCTCAGAGGGGTCAGCATATACATTCTTGATAATGTGGGTGTAGGAGCGACTGTGGATCATCTCCATGGTCTGCCAGATGTTCATGGCAGCTTCAAGTTCAGGTAATGAACAGTAAGGCATAAAAGCCATCCCAGGACCACGCCCTTGTACAGAATCCAGGAGGATCTGGTACTTAAGATTGCTGGTGAAGATGTGCTTTTGTGCTTCATTAAGTGTTTGATAGTCGGCACGATCTTTCTGCAATGAAACTTCTTCAGGACGCCAAAAATAACCAAGTTGTTGCTGTGTCAGTTTATCAAACACAGGATACTTAAACTTATCATATCTTTGAACACCCAGAGGAGATCCAAAAAACATCTTTTGTTTTGTACTATCAACGATGTCTGTATTAAACACCGTCATTCCTTCTACTTTGCTACGCATGGGTTCATTTGTCCTAAATTTTGCAGCTGTCACAATCGTCCTCCTCAGTTTCCAGTAATTCGTGCAGTAAGTCTTCTATTGATGCTTTTTTCTCCTCTGTTAATTGTGGTTCATCACTCTTGATATCATATGTATTCTGATAATAAGAAGTCTTCCAACCATACTTGTAGGTTTTCAGAAAATCACCTGCCATGACAGAAACGGGCACTTCATTGTTGTCATAGTTCTCTGGATTATAACTCCAGTTGCCAGAAATTGCCTGGTCAAAGAACTTCTGCATAGCAGCAACAACTTTAATGTAACCATCGTTATCTTTCATGTCCCAAAGAAGAGTGTAGTTATTCTTGAGACTACCGAATTGAGGAACGATTTGTTTGAGTGGTCCCTTCTTAGACTTTTTAGTGGACAAGAAGGCACGGGGCGGTTCAATTCCGTTTGTGGCATTTGACACAACGGAACTGCTCTCTGATGGCATTTGTGCGGACAACGTGCTGTGTCGTAGTCCGAACTCTCTGATAGAATCCCTAAGAGTATCCCAATCATAATTTAGTTCACTACCGCAGAACTCATCAATGTCACGCTTGTACGTGTCAATAGGGAGGATACCGTCTGCATACTTGGTGCGAGGGAAGTATTCACATGCACCTTTTTCTTTTGCGATTGCGTTGCTGGACTTGAGTAGATAGAACTGGAAAGCTTCAGACAAGTCGTGGACTGCCTTCCATGCTTCTGGATCGTCATATTTGTACCCCTGTTTTGCTAAGTAGTGAGCAAGTCCGATATAACCAACACCAAGTGAGCGACGTGCCAAGGTACTGATACGTGCTGCATTGACAGGATAGTCTTGATAGTCAATCAATTCTTCAAGACCACGAACTGCTAGGTCACATAGATTATCTAGTTCATCAAACTCTTTGATCTTTCCTACGTTGATAGCAGAAAGAATGCACAATGCAATCTCACCAGCGCCATCAATATGCTCAAGTGGAGTAGTAGGAAGCGTAATCTCTTGACAGAGATTAGACATATTTACTTTGTCTTTAAATGATGAATGCTCGTTACAATGGTCAATATTCATGATATAAACACGACCTGTCTCTGCTCTCTCCTTCAGAAGATTGAGAAGAAGTTCTTGACCACCAATAGTTTTCTTTGGAATGCTTCCATCAGATTCATAACGCTTATAGAGATCATCAAAATCAGGAGTCCCAAAAGCATCGTACAAACCTGGGGTATCGTGAGGACTGAATAGTGTGATGTCCTCATTGTTGATGAATCTTTCGTAGAAGATCTTACTGATTTGGATGCTGTAGTCAAGTTTTCTGACACGATTATCTTCCGTCCCTTTGTTGTTCTTTAATACAATAATATCTTCTATTTCTTGGTGCCAGATAGGAAAGTGAACTGTAGCAGAACCACCTCTGATGCCGTTTTGTGTGCAGCATCGGACAGTTGCTTCAAACTTTTTAAGGAAGGGGACAACGCCTGTGTGTTGTACCTCTCCACCTCTGATTTTAGCGTTGATCCCACGGATTCTGCCAGCGTTAATGCCGATACCAGCCCTCTGTGCGACATACCTGCCAATAGCCATATCGCTGCTAAAGATACTATTGAGGGTGTCATCAGCATCAACGAGAACACAAGATGCAAATTGACGCAAGGGTGTTCTGACACCCGCCATGATTGGTGTTGGGATGTTGATCCTGTGTTTGCTGATTGCGTCGTAGTATCGTCGGACATAATCCAACCTCGTCTCCTTAGGATAATTCTGGAAGAGAGTCACAGCAATCATCATGTACATGTATTGAGGAGTCTCATACACTTCATTAGAACTGCGATCCTGAACCAAATACTTGTCCACTACCTGACGCAAACCAGCGTAGGTAAATAACATATCTCGTTCATGGTCAATCCAAGAATTGATCTTGGTCCACTCTTCGTATGTATACTTATCTACAATTTCACTATCATATACTTGCTTGTCAACACAACTGTAACAATGATCAAGTACAGAAGGAAGACCCTGGACCCACTCAGATCCAAACACTTGCTTGTATACTCCATACAGCAAAAGGCGGGCGGCAACGAACTGATAGTTAGGAGTCTCTAGACTGATCAGGTCACTAGCAGAACGCACCAAAATTTCTTGGATGTCCTTAGTTTCAATTCCATCAAAGAATTGAAGACCAGAGTTCATCTCTACCTGAGAGGCGCTCACACCGCCTCCTAACCCTTCACAAGCTTCTTCTACTACCTTATGAATCTTATCAAGGTTAAGGGCGGTCTCAGACCCGTCTCG